TGCGGCGATCACATCACTCATTACACCTCCCTTTTTTTATATTTTTTCGGTTATGAAATAACCTTCTAATAATAAAACACCAAACTATGACAACAGCAACCCAAGCGGTTACATATAAACCCCCCGTAAGAGCTGCTTCTGCATTTAATAAGTTCATGGTTGTAATTTTTCTATTAAGTTATTAATTCTTTGATCCTCCAAAGTAAACCACTCTAATTGATCCTCTGAAAGAGAAGTAGTGATTAAAAGTTTAATTCTTTCCCGATACAACCTTAACCCGTGTATTAAGGCTAGTTTTTCGGGCCCAGAGAAAGATTTTCGGCCAAAAACCCGTTTCATAGGCTAACGATATCTGAATCAATATCATAACCAGAGTCTTGTTCGACCTTAATCAAAAAGGCTACCCACTCCAGAGCTGTAATAGAATTTTGGGGAACCGAGATAATTTCGTGTAATCTCCAGCCCTCTTTAGCCTCCTGATTAATTAGGTCAATTAAAAGCTTGGCACTGGGGGCATTTACTGTTTTCCATATTTCCTTACCTTCAGGTAAATAACGATAAGGTTTTCCTACTAACGAGTTTAAACTTGCCATATTACTTCTTTTAAAGGGTATCCAATATACCCATAGTGATTATTTATATTGCATCTAACGCATTAAGTTTATTAATAAAAGTAAAGGGAGATTAAAATACTACTTAAGTATCCAGAAGACCCAAAAAGATAAACTCCTTATAGGGCCCCTCGCGTATATATACGTATACGCATTTAGATATCCACCGGCATATGCGCATAGATACTAGTACTTTAGTATCATATAGATTATATTTAGGATATACTTATATATACTATAATCTAAAATATAAGAACAAAGAAAGAAAATAGCGCGAGGGACCTTATTCCTTGTTTTGGAGAACAAACTAATTAATAATTAATATCCACTAAACTATGAAAAACTTAAAAGCCTGGTTTAGGTATCTAACCAAAAACAAAAATATAGGAGACCTATCTTCAGAAATCTTGAAGATGGATAAGGTAGTAACCCTTAACTCTAAAACTTTAAAGGAACAGGAATTATTTAAACTATTCAGGGTTGGGCATCACTGGGGAAACATACATCCAAAGCATCTATATACTTATACAGATCCATCTACAATTGGGATTTATTATAGTTATATGGATCCTAGTAAAAGGAACCTGGTTCTAAGTGCTAAGTACCAACCCAAGGAAATACCCTATCCAGAACAAAAAACTACTATAGCTCCGAAAGCAGTAGGATTACTTTCCTCAAAGGAAAAATACCTTTATGGATATTTTGAAATACAAGCCTTATTACCTAAAGATTTTGGTTCTTGGCCATCTTTTTGGCTTTGGTCTCAAATTCTTGATAGATATCAGGAAATAGATATCCTAGAAGGTTATGCTGGAAAAACTCAAAAGTATCATGGGGGATTTTTAAAGATGTTCCCAAATGTAAATCTAGCATCAAATCTCCATTGGGGTTCAGAATTTGATAAACGTCATATCGTAGGAGCTAAACAACATCCACTTCCATCCCCTGTATCCAATTCCTATAACTATTTTGGCCTTCTTTGGCTTCCTAATAAAATTGAGATTTATTATAACCGATATTTGGTTAGAAAAATAACTGATCCAAAAATTTTAAACTCTTTTAATAATCCCATGACCATTGTAATTAATAATGTACTGGATAAAAACTATAGTTCCTCTTCATATAATGAAATGTTAATCTCACAAATTACTATCCTACAGAATGACAAAAAAACAGGAAATTAGTATCAGTAGTTCCGATACGGGAAAATTAAAAGACCTATTTGAGTTTACAAGGGGAACTATTAAATTAACAACCCCAGAAAGTAAATCTCCCCGGACGTCTGGGGAAACTGAAGAGCCCCCATTCTTTGTGGATATCAGGGCTTACCTAACTACCCAAGAAGAAGTAGATAATCTTAAGAAGGCCTTAGATGTTTTAAGGCCTCTTTTACTAAATATTTGGCCCGAATGATAAAAAACATACTGGGAGTATCTGCAGGAAACGGGGTAATCTTATATCCTTTCAAGAATCAATTAATAGCAAATATCGAAATAAGACCAGATTACCTTATCAAAGGACAACCCATTCAATGGCACTTAAATTTTGAACAACCTTTTTACCGGACCTGGAATCCAGATTTAAAAAATGTAGAAGTTATTGTGGGTCATCCAAAATGTGGTCATTCTTCCATGTTTGCCTTATCAAGGGGTAAACAATTTACTTCCCACGTAGATGAACCATCATTAACATTATTTTTTAAAGCGGTATCCCATTATCAACCTAAAATATTCCTTCTAGAGAATCTACCTAAGTTCCTGGATTCTTTTGATGATATTAGGAATTTATTTGAAAACTACACTTTAACCTTACTACATAAATCGGTATCGGAATTTGGTAATTCCCAAGTATCCCGGAAAAGGTTAATAGTGATTGGTCTTCGTAAGGATTATTATAGAGAATCTACTTTTAGAACCCTACATGACGTATTTCAAATAACTAAACCTACAACAACTAAGGTTCTTCTAGCTAATTTACCCCAGAATGGCCATATAAAAGAATCCATAGAGGATATTATAACTATGTATTCAGGGTATAAAATATCCCTTACGGATGCTAAACAGTTTTGGCAAGATAATCCAAAATTAAGACACTGGCCCGTTAAAGAAGGTAAAATGAATACTGCCCCGGGAGTTTATATAAATCGATTTAATGATATCCCTTTAACTGTTAGGAAAACTAATCGTCAATTTAATCCCGATGGAGAACAAATGTCACCCCGTGAACTGGCTAGAATCCAAGGTATACCAGATGACTTTAAACTCTTGGATTCATATCCCGGAGTAACTACTACTACTTTAATAAATAAAGGCCGAATTACCGTTGCTAATACTCCCCCGATGGAAATACCAAAATGGTTCGGAATAAAACTTCGTAGGTTGAAATACCTATTTTTTAAAGATCCCCAATCTTTACAATAACACTTATTTTATTAATAACCGGTATGAAAGAAACTTTTACGGAAGATTCTCTTAAGATTTTGGCTAATGCAGCTAGGAACATCTTTTCTTTTGCGAAGTTTGCTAGAATAATCCATCCGATATTAGGGAACATACCTTTCGAATTATACCCTTTTCAAAAAAGAGTTTTATGGGAATTTATTAATCACAGGTTTAATATAGTCCTTAAAGCTCGTCAAATGGGGCTAACCGAAACTATTGCTTTATATGTGTTATGGATAGCCTTATTCAGTATCAATAAAAATATTGTTATTATCTCTTTAAAGGACCGAGTTGCTAAAAGGGTTCTTAGAAGGATAAAACACATGTATAAATACCTACCCCCAGTTTTACAGACCCCAATAATAAATGGTAGGAGAGGAGAATACGGTACAGCCTGTATCACCCCAGACACCCTTTTAGTTGGTAGGGATAAAGACTTTAGAATCGGTGAATACGTCTCTTTATACGGAATTAGGGATGTTAGTGATTTAAACTTAGAAGTTCTAACTCACGACGGTACTTTTAAAAAGGTTAAATCTACCATAAACAAGGGTGTTCTAGAGACTTGGGAAATTAAGAACGACCAAGGCAAAACTTTAAAATGTACTCCCGACCATAGGTTGTTTACTACCGAAGGCTGGAAAACAGTTAAAGAAATTATTACCCGAGAACTAACCGTTATATTTTGGGACCCAAGCTACTTAGATGATGTTAGTAGAACAATAACTACTACCCCCGATAAAGAGGTTTTTTATAAAACTCAATACAGGGGCTACCTGGTATCGAACTTGGGATTCGTTTATTCAACAAAGAGTCGAAATGGTAAAGGGTTAGGAAGGGGCCATGTAACTTACACAGCAGAGCCTTTTAAACTAACCTCGAGAAAGGGGGCAGTTAAGCTAAGGTTAGGGAACAAACAATTCGTAAAACCCAGAGTACATAGGCTAGTATATTCAACTATTATAGGCCCAATACCAGAAGGTTATATAATAGACCACATAGATGGAGATCAAGACAATAACTGTATTAGTAATCTCCAAGCTATAACCCCAAGTGAAAATACTAAACGAGCTTATACAGAATGCCGAAACTTAGTTGCTACTAATCATAGTTTTAAAACTAACACCATATACTCACTTTCGGATGTTGGTTTAATTTTAGAAGAATTCAAATTCGGTAACTCTAAAGTCAAGTCTAATCAAATAGTTGAGTTACATGGAATATTTGATGACTCGAAAGCTATTTCAAGGATTAGACGGGGTAAATTTAGACCTCATATATACGTTAGTAAGATTACTAAGGTTAGGAGTTATTCCGAGATTATTTGCGACCTAGAGGTTGAAGATAACCACTCTTATATAACTAAGGATAACTTCATTAACCATAACAGCGAAATGGAATTTGCTAATGGTTCCATTATTACAAGTATACCAACTACCGAAGATGCTGGTAGATCTGAAGCAGTATCTCTTTTAGTAATGGATGAAGCAGCCATTATGCAATATGCCGAAGTAATTTGGACTGCAGCTGCTCCTACTTTATTTACGGGAGGTTCGGCTATTTTGAACTCTACCCCATTTGGATTAGGAAATTTCTTTCATGGAGTTTGGGTAGACGGGTTAACCAAATCCAACCAATTTAATAATATTCAAATTCCTTGGTATTTACACCCAGATCGGGATGAAGCTTGGTATTCTAAAATGTATTCAGTACTAGGTCCCCGTAGAGCAGCACAGGAAATAGACTGCGACTTCTTAGCCTCCGGGAATAACGTATTTGACCCAATGGATTTAAAATCAATACAGGATGGGTTAATAGATCATCCGGTTATTCGCCATGAACTCCAGGGGAATTTATTAGTATTCGAAGATCCGATACCCAATGTAGAATATTTCTTAGGTGGGGACGTTGCAACAGGTCGAGCAAAGGATTATTCTGCATTTTCCATAATGGATAAACACGGGGATGAAAAGGTTTGCTTTAAGGGTAGAATCCCTACCAACCGTTTCAGAAACTTAGTTGGGGAATGGGGAATTAAATATAACCAAGCATTGATAGGGGTAGAAGGTAATGATATAGGGGAGGCAGTAGTAATGGGATTAGAGGAACAGAGTTACCCTAATATGTATTACACTGTACGGATGCTTAAAGAAAAAGGGGATAGTGAACCCAAGATTGAAAAAATACCCGGTTGGTATACTACTTCTAAAAATCGCCCCATAATTATTGATGGTTTAGAAAGGGATATTCGAGAAGAAGTGGTAACCATTAAAAACCCATTTTTTATAGCAGAAGGATACACTTTTGTATATGATGCATCTAATCGTCCCGTTGCAATGCAAAAAGGAGAATATATGGGAGATGGAAGCAATACTTATTCTGACGACTCTATTATTGCTACATGTATCACTAATTATATACGTAAGGGTAATTCAAACACCATAACTACAACACCTCAATAAATGGAGAGACAATCAAGATTTAGGGATTTTTTTAGAAAAACCCCGGTTAAAACAGAAGAGGTGGATTATATTCCAAACCTCCCGACTGGAAGAGTCTCTTCCAGCAACTTTGAATCCTCCTTTGATTCTTTAAAAACTTCCTTACAATTCGTAAAAGAAGGTTATCACAAAGAACTTATTCCAATCCTGAGGAAACTTTTAATTTTAAACTCCTCTTTATCACTAGCCGTAATTGATAGTGTCCAACTTTGTAATCCGGGTTTTAGTATAGATTTCGATTCTGATACCCCTCCTGAACAAGTTCAATTGATGAGGGAACATATAAGGGTTGTAACAAAGAAGTGGGGGGCTGGAACTCCGGGTTTACATGGATTAATCAATAAACTCATGTACCAACTTTTTATAGGTGGAGCAAATGCAGTTGAATGGGTTATTAAAAACGATTTGTCGGGGGTAGATTTTATGGCTATGTTAAAACCCGAGGATATCAGAATTGCCTACAGTACTACGAATAAATACACCTTTTATCAAAAACCCACGAATGTTTTAAAACCCCTTCCCGGGGTTCTTCCGGACCTAATAAAACTAAATCCTTTTACTTTTCAATATTATGAGTTAATAAATGATTTGGAAGAGCCCCAAGGTATTCCCCCGTTCGTATCTGCTTTAATTGATATAAATACCCAAACCAATATCCTTAAAAATATTAACACAGTAGCAGATCAATATGGGTTAATGGGTTTTCTTCAACTTCTTTTACGTAAACCCTCTCGAATGGACGGGGAAGGAGAAAAACAATATACGGATCGTTTGGAGGCTCTTTTAACCAATGCTAAGGCGTCTGTTATTTCGGGGTTAAAATCGGGGGTTTCTACAGGTTATAAAGGAGACCATGAATTTGATTTCTTCTCAGTATCAAAAGAATCTCAGGGGTTATCTAACTTATTTGACATCAACCATAGGATGGTAGCTAACGGGTTACTTACTTCTCCCGGTTTTATGGGAGGAGCTACCGGGGGATCTGAAACTCACATAAACATAATCTTTACCAAGATGTTGTCTCAAATGAATAACATCCAAGAGGTTATTAAAGCTATCATAGAGTACGGTTTATGGTTGGAATTAACTTTATCTGGGTTTAAATTTAAGCGGGTAATACTAGAGTTCCAAGATTCAACTATTACCGATGCTTTGAAAAGTGCTCAAACTGAAGAGATTAATATTAGGAATAGCCGGATTCTTTATGCTGATGGCCAATTAAGTCAAGGAGGTTATGCTCACAGGGTTGGTTTAGAAAAACCGGATAAAAAAGAACCCCGAGTACCTATAGACCCGGATAAAATAGTTTCTGATAAAGTTTCTAAGGATAAAGTAGAAAAAGATAAAGACACTTCGGATAGAACCTCTCGGGATAAAACTAAATCTCAACCGGCTCGAAAGGACCAAGATACTAAAAAACGATAACATGGATAAAATACATGAAGGGACTATAAAATTATACTCCCATAGGAACATGATTACTGGGAATGAGCTGGTAGACAAAGAATACGTTCCCCAACCCAAAGACATTGCTAAATTGGGGCTTTTTGACTCTTCTTCCCCAAATTACGTAACATTTACTCCAGGGGTAACCGCGGAAAGCTTTACTCCAAAAGAGGAGGATTTTATTAATCCAACATATCGACTTTTATCTAAGTCGGTTTTACCCCGGGGTGGAAATCCTATAGATTTTACTTATGGGGATGTTTTAAAGGAATCCATGCACCTTCTAGTGGGGCAAACTATATATCCCGACCATGAAGGTTTCGTGGGTAACGGTCTGGGAGTAATATCAGCAGTTGAGTGGCAGGAGTCATATACTTTTAATGGAAAGAAAATTCCCGCTGGGATTAACGGTACTCTTAAAATTGATGCCGTAGCTAATCCCCGAATTGCCCGACAAATTTTAATGAGACCTCCGGCTATCCACTCTTCTTCGGTTACAGTAAATTTTGGTTGGAAAAAATCCCACAGCCTTTCTGATGAAGAATTCAATAACCGATTGGGTACTATTGCCGAGGATGGAAAATTGATAAGAAAGGTGGTTACTAACATCCGTAATTATTATGAAAATTCCTTGGTCCCCCACGGGGCCGATGTGTTTGCTAAACAATTGGACGAAAATGGAAAACCCATTGCCCACAACCTTTTACCAGAAACTGTAAAAAATTCGGGGGTTTTAAATTACTCCTCTTTAACAGAGTCTGGGTTCAGTGAAACTGAGTCATTTACTTCAAATAATAAACAGAACATGCAAAAATTAACCACAGCTGAATTAAAAAAAGGCTTCCTTGCCTTAGCGAAGTTGGTAAATGTTGATTTAACCAATTTTAACTTCGAAGAAGCTACCCCAGAATCTTTTCTGGAATCGGTAGTAACTCCTTTAACGGAAGGGTTTACCACAAACGTGGTACCTGAAAACCTGGTAACTCTTATGGAAAACCGCCCGGATATAACATTAGAATCTGTAATTGCTCTTGAAGAAAACCAACAGAACCCGGAGCAAACTGAGGAACTTACTAAATACCGTGAGCTGGGAACCCGGGAGGTTTTAGTTGCTTTAATCGCTAGAGAACAAGCTCAATTGGAATCCCTGAGGAATACTACTATAACTAACTACCGGTTATCTCAAGATCCTGGTACAGCAGATAAAACCATCGAGGCTGTTTTAAGCCGGGCTAGTCGTGAAGAATTGGAAGCTTTTAATAAGAGTTACCAAGTAACCTTAGAGGCAAGGTTCCCCCTGGAATGTCAAAAATGTAATAGTACAGACATTGCTAGGAGATCTTCAGTTTCTAATTCAACAGAACCTAAAACTGATATTCAGGAATCAATCCGTAAGGCTAAAGCTTCAAAAGCCAGTGATATTCACCGGTAAAAGCTTCCCACGTCTTATACAATAACACTAATTATATTAATATAAACAATTTCATTTAAAATTAAAAAATTATGGCAAACGGCGCTGTTTCCGTTAAAGGCGGAACTTCAAAAACAAAAATCCTTTATGGGCCTGAGTCTCATAAACTTCACTTGGAGTTTGACCTTAGTCCAGATCCTTCTGCGGCCCTTATACATCAAGGCCAGCCCTGTAAACTTTCTAAAGAGACAGTTGATTCAGTAGCTTACGATTGCGTTATCCCAGCCCCGATCAATTGTCCAGTTAGAGACATTATCGGAATATCTATCCATGAACAAGATTCTGCTTATAGGGGATCTATTGTAGTGGCTACAAAAGGTTATGCTGTAGTTATGGCTAAACTTACCGCGGGAGTTGATATCGGTACTTCTCTGAAAGTGGGTAATGGTACCGATACTTATGATACTACATCGGGCTATATTTGGGTTTCTGCTATGGGAGCTGACGTACCTCTTGCAGGCACTGTTGATGGGGGTGGTGATGTAACCTTTACAGGAGGAACTTCCGAAACGGGTTTGATTTACGGTACTGCCCTGGAAACTGGCAGTAAAGATGATATTATCAAGGTCCTGGTTCGTAACTAATTTATTTAAGTTAATAACACATAAACTATACCCATGGAAAGAATTAAATTTGAAAACTCCCGTTTTAAAGAAGGCGGTATCAAAAAACTTGTCCAATTGGCAGAATCTATGCGGAAAGATCAAGAACGTCCGGTGGATGTATCATTTGCCGATATCCTTGCATCTAAACATGATGGATTGACAATTGACAAATTTTATGATGAAATTGGAATCGATGTAACCTTTGATACGATTCAAAATATCTTTACAACTCCAGATGAATCCATTCGTTGGCTGATCCCCGAAATTTTCCGGGACGCCTTGAGACTGGGTTATCGAGCAGCTCCTATTTGGCCAGCTGTTACCTCTAGAGAACAACAGGTTGGTCAACTGTCCCAACACTTGCCTTATATTAATATGGCTGATGCTATCCCGATGAAAGTAGGGGAGGGTGAAACAATCCCTATCGGAACTCTGTCGTACGGACAACGTAGCTTCCGAATCTACAAATTTGGTAGGGGTATTAAAATCCCCGATGAGGTCCAACGCTATGTTTCATTGGCCGTTATCTCAATTTTCCTTGAAGACTTCGGGGTAAAAATGGGTTACGGGGTTGATGCCCTTGCAATGAATACCCTGATTAACGGGGAACAAGCTGATGGTTCAAATTCGTCTCCGGTTGTTGGGATTAAAACCAAGGATACCTTAACTTACCGAGATATCCTTAAGCTTTGGATTCGTATGGCCAAGATCGGCAGAAATCCGTCGGTAATGTTATCTGGAGAAGAAATGGCTTTGGATATGCTTGATTTAGACGCTTTTAAAACAAGGAGCTCCGGAACAACCCAGGCTAGCCTGAATATTAAAACCCCGATGCCCCAAAGCTCAAACCTGTATATTAATGGGAATATAGACGATGACCAATTGGTGATTGTGGATCCTCGGGTAGCTCTTCTGAAAATGAATGCTGTACCGTTGGTAGTTGAATCCGAAAGAATCGTTTCAAACCAAACTTCGGCTTTCTATGCCTCATTTACTACCGGTTTTGCAAAACTATTTGATGACTCTTGTTTAATCTTGGATCGCGGTAAAAAACTATCGGACCATCCAATCCCAACTTGGTTTAATGTGGATGCCGATACTTGGCTCGATATGGAATAGGAGGTAAAATTATGGCAAACTATTTTAAATTAGGACCCAAAACTAACAGTTTCACAGACCCTGTTTCTGGGGTTAAATTAGGCCCGGGAGAAGTTATCAAACTCGCTAGAACTCCCAATAACCGTTTATTCATTTCCCGTTTGAAAGGGAAAGCTATTGTCGGGGCCACTGAACAGGAGTATAATCAATATATGGGTTTAGAGTTAACTCCAGAACCCGAACCCCCAGAAGAATCTCTATACCTTTTCGTTAAGGAGGAGTTGGAATCTCTTACCATCTCGGAAATATTGGATGACGCTGAAGACCAAGAGGTACCTGCTGATGTTATTAAATCTCTAAAAAAGATGACTAAGGCAGAGATGATTAAAACCCTGGTAAACTTATAGCTTTTTTTAAGGTGAGCGTGAATTTTTTAGTAGAGAAAAAGGGGTTGGCTTTAACGGCCACCCCCATTTTTCCACCGGGGTTTACGGGGCCTTATAAAATAAGCCTAAAGAACTTAGAGGGGGAACTTATCGGAAGCTCCGAAACGTCCCCCTTAATTGTAATTGCTCCAGTATCAGGAGTATATTTATTGAGTGTAACTGAGGAAACTCAAATTCCTATTCCTATTCCTCCACCCCCAATCGGGGTTATATTAACCGAAGACGGTGAAAATTACTTAATTACCGAGGATGGCTTTAATTACCTTGTATTTGAAGGTTTTACAAATCCGGAAATTCCAACCATTGTAATAGTTACAGAGGATGGTCTTAATTACCTTATAACAGAAGACGGTCAAAATTATATAATAAAATAAGCTTAATGGAACCGAGTAAAATTAGTGAACTGACTCAGGATCAACGTAATGCTTTAATAGCTGCGTTGGGATGTAAAACTGTATACCCAATGATAAACGGGGAGAGTTTACCTTTGGATTTTCTCCCGGATGAAATTCACCTTGGGTTATATAACGTTGATATTAATAACCCCCCGCCGATAGCTGCTATATCGGGTTATATTCCACTATATGGGGTAGCAACTCAAATATCCGGGGATAATGTTACTTTCGACCTTATTAATGATAGTTGGGAACCCATATTAAGTTTTTACTTAAGTAGTTCAGAGAGGGGGGTTTCTGTTGCCAGTAATCCGTCCCAACAAAATACTACTTCATATGTAATTAGTAATACTACTTTCGGATTGGCAGAATCAATTTTCGATCTTAAAATAACCTTTGTTAAAGTGGGATAACCCATGTTTCAGAAATCTGAGTTTATTTTACTTGAAGACACCGCATTAACCGAGAACACTTATATAGTGTCTATGGTTAAAACGTTGTTAGATAGTACTTTTGAGTTAGATTATCCACTATTCTTCCTCCTTAAAACTAAGTGGTTAAATATATTAGCCCCGAACTTTGTTAATAAAGTTATTCCAGAGGATGAGCTAGATATCCCATACATGTTTAGGGTATTAACGGCCTATTTAGTTGTACGGGA